TATGATTGAAATTCTACAAGAACATCCTCTTTAATTTTTTGTTTATCAATAGACTTAGACGTTAATGATTCTAAAATATTGATTTTATTTTCAATAAGTTGATCTGGGTTGTTTATATTAGTATTGTATAATTCTAATAGAGTGTAGAGGGAGGCGTGTAGTTTATAGTTAGGTAATTTGGTTTTAAAGAAATCTTCAATATTGTAATGAGTAGAAATTTCCTTAATTAAATTGTATTTTTGTCTTTTAATTGCTCCTCGGTTTAAACCTTTAGAAGTTTCTACAATAGAATTAATAACTATTTCAGCCTTGCCTTCTGTTAAGTTCCTGTGTTTAGATAGGGTTTCATATAATTTATATTCTTTTCCTAATTCACTTTTAACAAAATATTTTTTTAAAATATTAATTGCTTTCGATTCTTTTCCGGATAATGTATCTGAGGTGATTTGTCGAACTAAAAGTTCGAATAAAATCCCTGTATTTTTTATCTTTGAGTGTCTTATGTTCATTAGCCTAGGCTTTTGTTATAAATATATCAGAATATTTATTCCATTATGTTATTTTCGTCTAAAAATGAAATTTCTTCATCTTTTTTGACTAAACTTGGAGATTTTACTAAACTTTCTATTAGACTTTTATTTTTAAGATATACTTGTTTTGCTTCTAGTGCTAATGGAGACCCACCTTTATATTGAGGGCGAATACTATCAGATTCATTGTCATCAAATTTTGCACCTCTATTACCTAATCTGTCTTTTCCAAATGGACTTTCTTGAGAATTTCTATCTGTAGATTTTTCTTCAGGGCGCCCTAATGGTACTTTTTCATCATATCCATCAGGTACTGAATTGTCCTCGTATCTGCTTCTTCCATATAGTGAAGCTAAATCGTGAGGAGTTCCATATGATTTTCCTGTTAATTTAGGATCATTTCCTTCTTCGGATACCTGTTTGTTTCTAAAGGCGCGTTTTTGGTCTTCAATAATTAAATCTCTATATTCTTCATATTGATCTTCACTCAAATGGAATATATTGTCGTAAATCCAATCAGTGGGTAGTAACTTAGTTTCCATAATCTTTTGAGCTAAGTCTACTTTTTGGGTTAATAATGCTATTTTTTCTTGATCATATATAATAGACGGTGTTGTTAAATCTAATTCAAAATTTGTTAATTCATCACCGCTATACCCTTGAGCATATAAATGTACTAATGCTATTTTATATAATTCAGATAATACAATGCGCTGGATTCTGTCAATTGTGCGAGCAAATCTAATATCTTCAGCAGCTAATGTTGCTTTACCTGTTAAATCTTTTTCATATCCCATAAATGCTTTAGGCACCTTGAGGGCAGCAAATAATTTGTCTCTTAAATATGTTACGTCTGTAATACCATCAAATTGTAAACCTTGAGCAGTGTCAATTTTAGTTACAGTATCGTTGCCTCTTACAGGGATATAAAAATCCTCAAGTAAGTTTTGCATATTATATTTTAAATTGTATTGGCCTGTTTCGTGGTCAATTAATGGAGTACGTTTTAATGTTGAAATAGTTTTTTGCATAAAGTTTTCTACTTCAGCAGGAGGAATAGAACCAACATTGATATAAAATATTCTTCTATCTGGGCTGCGAGAAATTCTATTAATTAACATCGCATCTTCCATTAGAATGTATTGCTTAAATAATCTGCGAGCGGGTTCTAGGTATGAACGGCCATAAGGAAGATAATTAACGTCGGTTATTAATCTAAAGTGAGCCATTTCATAATTATCAAAATATATAGCACTTTGATCCTTTTCAAAAGTGTTGGGCACACCATAATACCCGGATCCTCCTGAGTAGAATCCTTCAGGGGAATATTTAAATCTTACAGCATTTGGATGCTCAGGATCATAGTTTTCTTGTCTTTGAATATGGTAAGCTGTGTAAGGTATTACATTATATACACCAAATTTTTCTGCTATTTCAAGTTTTAAGAAAAAATCGCCGTATTTATTCATTTGGCGAATCCAAGACCATAAATTAAACTCGATATTTAATACATCATAAAATAAATTATATAATATTTTTTGAATATCTTCGTTTGAACTTCTGATTTGGAGTACTTCTCCCATATCGTTTTTTAAAGTACATTCATCAGATATAATATCTAAAGCAGAAGAAATAATAGCATCGTAATCCATAGTATCATAATCTGAATAGATCATGGTACGAAGATATTGGTAGTTTATATTTAATTGTTGTCCAAATAAAGAGGTAGAGGATGGAGAGTATAAACGATTATATCTATCCATTATAGAATTTGTTGCTACATCTCCTGTTGTTTGGATAGAGTCAACATCAATTACTTTTAATTGGTTTCCTCCTTGGTTGCGAATAATGACGTCTGTTGAAAATAGACGTTTTAATCGGGTGAATAAACTAGTATCTGCCATTGTTTTTTATTATAAATATTATAGGAGCCAATTAATGCTCTCTTGTCCGTATTTTGTGTCTATCACATATGGGTTTGCTACTCTATTTGAGTTATATGCTCCGGCTGCTGTATTTTTTGTAATATTTCCAAGAGCGGCTCGGGTCATATCTAAACTTTGTTGTTGGAATTTCAATGAAGTGTCGCGTAAATACATTCCTACCGCAAAAGACATTACTAGGTCATCGTTGTACCCGGGTTGAGCTTCAGGTCTACCATTTTTCCAAACAAACACCCTCATCTCTTCTAATAAACGTTTAGATTGTATTGTGACACTCCTATCTCCAATATATTCTCGCATTTTATTTACTACAAGAGGACGAGTTCTTAACGACATAGTAAAACCAGGGGTCATACTTGAGTCTCCTTCATAAACTTTTAAATATGATTCTGCGGTAAGTTGATCAGATTTAGGAGAGTGGTATAGATTTCTATATCCTCTTTCTAAAATAGCATCTAAAGTAGCCCAACCAATTGTAGCATTTTCTACAACTAATAAAGCATTATTATATTCTGTAGCAATAGCAACTAACATATAGCCAAATTCTTTTGGGGTCATTTGACCTCTATATTCTGCTATTTGAGAATTTGTAGCAATATCAATCACGTGAAATGCAGAAAAGTCTTTACCATCTCCTCTAGCTACGTCTGCCATAACCATATATTCTCTAGAGTAATCAGCAGATTCCCATATCCATAAGTTTTGATCTGCTCCCCTACGTTCCATTGGATCTTTAAGAGTAGTAGATTTGATAAAATCTATCCATTCACTATAAAATACTACATCACCTGATGTGTTAAAATCGCAATCACATTCTTGGGCTGCTAATCTAGGGTCACCTAGTAGTTCATCTTGGCGTTTTCTCCAAGATTCGTCTCGTTCAGGGTGTACATACCAAGGTAATTTAATAGGTAAGAAATCATTGTCTGCATTTTCTGCTCTAACCCATGTTTGGTGAAACCAGTTACCTGTCCCATATGGTGTAGATAATACAATAGCTCCACCACCTGTTGCTAAGGTTTGTTGTGCT